TCAGTTAGTTGAATTGAAACTCTTGAACCACACTTAGTAATCAAGTTGATTTTGTCAATCAATGAAAGTGTTTGAAGGTCTCTATCTTTGATACCGAAGAAGTCTTTTTCCATAAGTTCATTGTATGCCTTGTAGAAAGACTTTCTAAGACCTGCATATTTGTTTTTGATTGCTTTCTCGATTCTGACATCTTCTACAACATTAAGATAACCCTTTAGAGTTCTATTCTCTTTAAGAGTAGAATGTAAACCCTCGAAAGGTGTATTCAATGCATGACCAACTTCGTGACCCATAAACAAGTCATAAAGTTCTGGCGACATGTCTTCTTTGAAAGTAGGACAAGCAAGTATCCTATTCTGAATGTCGAAGTATGCAGTTGGTATCTTCTTATGAACAACAGTAAGATTTTCTGTTGCCATCAATTTAGCAAGTGATGATTTTTGTGTTTTTAATTTCTCAGTCATGTTTATATGGTACTAAAAAGTTATGGTCATTGTCAACCCCTAGGATAAGGAGTTAACATCTGACTGTAATGAACTAATATCTGACTCTAATGAACTGACTGTAGAATCTAAAGTATCAACGGTTGATTGCAACTCGCTGATTTTACTCTCTAAATTATCATTGATTTCAATCAATTTATCAAAGATGTCGATTACTGTATCAATCATCTTCGATTGTGAATCACTCACTTTGATTACGCTATCAAAGGTCTCTGTGATTTGTTTGAATATTTGTGTATTTGTTGGGTGTCCCATAATGTCCTCCGTTTCGATTTCTTGTACCATGGTACAAAAAAATGGAGGTCATTGTCAACCCCACTGAGGATTAGGGTATCTTTTTAAGAAGGCGTCTTCGTTTAAAAACTCCTCAGGATTAAGTGAGGTTGGTCTATCTGGAAAGTGTCTATTGTAATCTGTAGTGAACCAAAATGATATAGTATATCTTGGGTGTCTTCTTACCTTTTCGACACCGTGTGGTATGTAGATACCTTGAAATAGTAAACCAGAACCCATTTCAGGTTCAAACACTTCACCATTAGGTATGTAAGTTCTGCCACCTTTATAATTATCATTCAGATATAAAATACAAGTCCACTCTCTAGCGGGAGTTTCTTCATGTGTATTTTCATGAAATTGTTGATTTGAATATGTATCTAAGTGTGGTGATTGAACACCCCCAATAGGCCATTCGTTAATAGATATCATTTCAGGATAGACAACTTGGTCTCCTAATTTACGAATTTCACCAGTAAGATTTATGTAGAGTTTCTTAATCTCACCTCTGAGTTCTTCATTTCGGATATGCATGATTCTGATACCTGTGTAATCAGAACCGTCTCCGACATTAATCAGATGTCGATGATTCTTGAACCACTCTATCATCTCCTGACACTTCTGTGGAGTCAGCAGATTTTTTATCATCTTTGGCTCGCATATGTTCTTGGAGTGCTCTGGCGTAGGCCATTCTTGCTTCATACTCTTCTCTCTTTCTCTTCTCTTTAGGGCGTGATTTCATCGCTCTTTCTATTTTTAAGCGTGAGGCCCTTTGAAGAAATATAATACCATTGAGATGGTCGACTTCATGTTGAACACATCTTGCACCAATGCCTTCTAACATAACAGTGTGTTCTTTACCTTCTACATCTTGATACTTTAATTCAATTGTTGATGACCTTCTAATCATCAAATATAAATCTGGAAACGACAAACAACCCTCTTTCATCAAATCTGTTTCCTGTGATACTCTTGCTAACTCAGGATTGAAATAAGGTTTGTTTACTGCTTCTCCGTCTACCATAGTTTTCATCACAAACATTCTATATGGTAGACCAACTTGATTAGCAGATAAACCCATACCCCCAAATTTATCCATCGCTTCAGACATTTTTTGTGCTATGAGTTCTGGTGACTCAGGTGGATTTTCAAAGTCAAACACCTCAGGAGGTGTTCGTAATACATTTGCTGCTTCTTCTACTAATTGATACATATTCTTATTTATGAAATTGCGATACGACTAAAGTTCTTATACTTTTCGAATCTGATTACTTCTTCAAACTTATCATATAATTGGTCGCCCTTATGTGATATGATAAATGCATTTGTCTTTTCTGTCAATGTATTTAATAGTTTTAAAAAGTCATCAGTACCCTGTGAGTCTAATGAACTATCAAACACTTCATCAAGAATTAATAAATTTGTGTTAACTGAGTTCTTCAATCTTGCAACACTTCTCCATGTAAAGAGTAATGCAAGGTCAATTCTCATCTTCTCTCCTTGTGAGAAGTTGTCATACTTAAATACATCTCTAAACCTAGACTTAATTGTTTCTTCAAATGATTCATTCAATTCAAACCCAACATAGAATTCTAAACTAGCAAGATACTTGTTTATCATTTTGTTCATTACAGGAACATATTGTTTAATGATTCTTTGTCTAACACCCTGGTCTCTCAGTAGAGTTGTTGCAAGTTCATAGTAATGTTGTCTATCAGTTAAACTTTGTTTCTTTGAATGTAATTTATCTAAATCGTCTTCAGCAGAGGTTAGTCTATCGTTTACACTTTCATCATGTATCTCACCTTGCAATATTTTAATTTCATTCTGTATCTTGTCGACATACTTTTGATTTGATATAATTTCAGTTTGTAATAATCCAATCTCTCTCTGAACTTTATCTATTTCGGATTGAATGTCGGCGATTTCTGTGAGTCTTGTTCTAACTCCTTCGATTGTGCTTTCGATTTGATTAAGCGCTGAACGGATTTCCTTCGCCTTTGATTGTCTCTCCGCAATGTGTTTCTTCTTATGTTCCTCATCTAGACCCTGCTTACATGTTGGGCAGTCATCATTTTCTTCATAGAATTTGACATCTGCAATTGCTTTCTTTCGAGCAGTTTCGAGTTGTCTCTCCAGTTCAACTGCTTCATTGAGTCTATTCGCTTCAGCATCTTTATCCGAGATAAGTCGTGTTTTCTCCACCACATTTTTTTTCTTTTCATCTACTTCCCCTAAGATTTTGTTTATATTATCTTGCGTTTCGGTCACTGTAGATTCATACTTTTTGATACGCTTGTCACGATTCTTTTGAAGTGCCTGCATCTGGTCATTCAAACCTGAAATTCTTTCTTCAAGCAGTTCGACTTCGTGATTTGTTTCCCTCACTTCAACATTATGATTGGTTACCTTTTTCTTTAGTATGTCTTGCATAGTAGAGAAAATAGTAATGTCTAATAAGTCTTCAACTAACTTTCTTCTTTCTGTGCTTTTTAATTGCATGAAAGGTGTAAAGTTAGCAGACCCTAATATCGCAACCTGTGTAAAGGAACGATAACTCATTTTGAGTATGTTCGATTCTAAATGGTCTTGATAATCTCTCATCGTTGCATCTTGATTGACAAGTGTGTCATTTACATACAACTCAAACTTGTTTGGTTTTGCCCCACGAATTACTTTATACTTCTTACGACCAATGTCAAACTCAACCTCTACTATAAGTTCCTTCTGATTGATTGAGTTGATAAGTAAATCTTTCTTTAGATTACGAAACCCTTTACCATAAAGACCAAAGCACAAAGCATCTAACAATGTAGATTTACCTGCACCATTGTCACCCACGATAAGGGTAGTTTGGGACCTATCGAGTTCGATAGTAGTGAATTTATTTCCAGACGATAACAAGTTCTTGTATCGTACCTTTCTAAAATTTATCATAGATAATTGTGTTCTTCTAGCGCTTCATTATACAATGAAGTCATCAATTCGAATAGTGGTTTTTTCTGACCTTGTATTTCTAAACCATCGATATACTTTTCTAGTATGGTCAATGTGTCTTCGACTCCTTCTATATCATCATCGTCCATCAAGTCCATATGTTTATGGTCGTCAACGACTGATACATGTAAAGGACTCGACTCATGTAATTTATCAATAACAGTATCAAACCAATATGGGTTATCTTTGTTAACTACAATTACCTTTGTAAATTTTCCTGTGTATTTTGTGTAATCTTTATTTGATAATGTTTCAAAAGATTCTTTTGTATCGTCATAGAATAACTTTTCAAACATAGTTAGTGGATTGTGTATCGGCGCCATCTCTCTTGTATCTGTATCAAAGACATGAAAGTATTTCTCATCGCCATAATCTGACCATGTGAATTGCATTTGAGAACCGAGATATCTAATGTTCTTTACTTCTGATTTCTGATGAAAATGACCACTATATACTTTGTCGAATCGTTTTAGATAAGTATGGTCTAGTCCATGTTGACATGTCATACCTGGCATCATCAGAGCGCCTTCGATTTCAAAGTGACCCATACAAGTATCTGCATTAGCACTTAACAAGAAGTCTATACTATCAGCATAGTTTTCATTATTAATCCAAGGTACAAGTGCTAGATTTACTCCATCGTATTCTTTAACAATTGGTTCATCAATAACATTGATGTTCGCCTCATTGAATAGTAATAACTCAGGTGCATTAACTTCATTTGTATTCTTATAATAGACATCATGATTACCAAGAATCAAATCCATAGTAATACCCTTTTCTATCAATGGTTCAATAAAGTGTTCTCTATTATATTTCAGTGAAGAGAAGTTTACATACTTTCTTCTATCAAAGTAATCACCCAAATGTATGATGTGAGTTATGTTGTTTTCTTCTAAGTATGGGAAAAATATCTCTTCGTAAAAACGACCTTGATACTTTGCCATCTCAACCATATCACCCCTAACACCGGCGTGAGTGTCATTTAAGATTGCTATTTTCATTCAGTAAATTTTTCTAAGTTCTTCTTCTTAGTTGTAGATTTTCTCTTGGTTTTTCTAGGTTCATATTCGACACGATTCATGTTGTCTTGCATCCATTCAACATTGGTATTAGTCATACCTCTAGTGTCACCGTCAATCGTTGTAAAGCTATCTTCTGTTATTCCTGATTCAGATATAATCTGTTGTTTTATAAAGACTTGTTTTTTCTCCTTTTGAATTCTTCTCAGAAATGCATAATAGCATATTTGTGTAATGTAAGCGAAAGCGTTATCTGACTTTTCTCTATTGAAGTTGCCGATATACTGTATACAATTCTCGATTGCATCGCATATCATTTCATCTCTGTATGTGTAATTGATGAAGTTAGGACGAGTAGATAGACGAGTTGCAATCTTATAGATACACTCACCGATATAGTTAGTCATCCTAGGTGGCGTTTTGCCTTTTGATTCGGCGAGTTTTACTGATTCGTTATACTCGGCGACTGCTTGAGTGAACTCTTTGTTGTTAACATAGTGTTCTGCCTTTTTAGGGTCTTTTTTCTTAGTCATGTGTATATAATACAGTAAAACCGTTGATTTTGTAAGTGGTTTTTAATATTTATTCTATTTGTGTTTTTGAAATTTATTTTTGAAAACCCCTTTGCGAGGTCAATTTCATATGATATGATAACTATGTTGCCAGCGAGAAGGTACCTAATAAGACCGCAACTGTACCAAAAAAGAGTAATGATAATCCCATACTTATAAGTAGTATGTTAAATGGGGTGGGCAAAAACTCTTCGTCTTTACCCAACCCCAAAATCAATTTGACAATAATCTTAAAATAAATTTTCATTCATTGCAAAGATGCCGAGCATCAAAAAAAACATAAACAGTTGTATTACTGTTGGTACTACTACAAAGAGTTTCATGGCATCGAAATTTCCGCTACGAAAGTAATCTGTTTTTTCCCATTCAGCACACTCTTCTGGAGATGCTTCTCTAGGTTTATTTAGTAGTAATTCTAATTGTTGTTCGTAATTCATTTGTAAGGTATTGGTGCCCAAGGAGCAATCCAATATTTATAAATTAGTTTTAAGTATCTTCTCATCTTGGACATTTGTTTCTGATAATATACTCAGATGCTTTTCTAAGTTCTTTCTTAGAAAGTTTATCATCTTTGTTTTTATCTGCATGTTTCCAAAGACCTGCTTTTACGACACAACCGTTCATAAGCAGTTCTTCTTTTTCAACAAAACCGTCCATGTTCATGTCGAACTTTCTCATTCTCCAATCATCAGCGAATGAGTCTGTTGCGAAAAACATCAATGTAAATGCTAAAAATGTTGCTTTCATTTTATTTCCCCTTTAGTTAACTATTGAACTAAGCTCAAAGTCGTCACACAAAAGATAGCCAAGAGGCAAAATACCTCTAGTCTATCTCTTAGTTTTTGCATGTTGTTCATGTCTAGTATCCTAAACTAGCCAAAAACATTATTGTAAATGGTAAAAAGAATGGAAGAGTCATTAGAAAGACAAACTCTAGTCCATCGATTATCTTTGATGTAATCTCTGCTGCTCTCAGGTTTTCGAATTCACTCGCCACGCTCTTCGCAATCTCACCTAAAATTGCTGTGGTCATGGTTCTCCAGTGTAAATGTTAATATAAACAATGTTAATAATATAGTATAATTATAAATTATACGCAAGTATATATATGAATTGTATGCTTAGGGAATTAATTAATGAATCTTTTTTTTATCTTTCGGCGGAACTGCTGATTCGAACTCTGAGACACTATCAGCCTCATAGAAAATCTCATCTATCAAATCATCTTCATCAAATGGTTCACCCCTTTCCATAATCTTACTCAAAGACTTTCTCATCATGTTGCCGATTCTTTTGTCTTCATCATTAGCAAGAGGTATAGATTGATTCTCTATCATATCAAACCATTTAGATGATGCATTATCATAGAAAGGTATAAACTGGTCGTTCATCAATTGTCTATGCATGACCTCAGTCTTAGGTATGTTCACCCTTTCATCACAACTCAAAGGCGAATAAGGATAAAAGATTGCTTGTGTACGAGGAGTTCCAGGTATCAAAGATAACTGACATATCATTGGTAAAGTAACCTCTAATGAAGGACCGATATCTCTAGTCATTCCGACTATCTCAGTGCCTGTTTTCAATTTGATTACTTCGTATCTTGAAGGTGTTAAGTCTTTAGGGGTTGCCATGTAAATTGAATTGTTTTATTTCGTATGGAAAATTCTCCTCACTATAGATATTTATGCGTTCCTTTAAGTGAGCAAGAGTGTAATTATCACATTGTAAGTCATCTGCGATATCAAACAGTCTCATACTATCTTTGCCATCTGCTTTACGAAGACCTCTACCAATAGATTGTAGATTTCGTATTCTTGATTTAGACGGACTTGCAAAAACAATATTGTCAATTCTTTTAATATTAATGCCTGTAGAGAATGTACCGTATGATGCTAGTATGACATTATCGTCTGACCTTTCTACAATCTCTCTTACTGATTCTCTGTCTTCTACATCTGTTTCACCATGAACATAATGTAATGTGCCTTGTATTCTAGGGTTGAACATCTCCCATAATGGTTGACCATGTTTCTCAATATATTGAAACAGCACAAGGGTATTTCCTTTAAGGTTTGCAACTAAGTTTGTAATGAAGTGATTTCTTTCTTGACTAGAAACTAGATAATCCATTTCTTCTTGGTATGACATTTTATGACACTTCTGATGCTTAAGTATGATACAATCAATGTCAATCTTTGCGATAGTTCCTTCTTCAATTAATTGTGCTGATGTAATAACTTTTTTTACAGGACCGAATAGACCTTCTAGTTGTAGTCTATGTACTTCACTTCCATCTAATGTACCTGTAGTGCCAACTCTGATTGCAGTAGTCTTCATCTTCTCTAAGATGCCTTTTAATGTTGTCGCCTTAAATAAATGTGCTTCATCTCCAATAACTACATCAAAACTATCTAACACCTCTTTAGGTGCTTTTGCAAAACTTTGCCATGTAGTCACTGTTATGGGTGCATCGAATACTTCTTGTCCACTGTATATCTTACATACAGGTTCAGTATACCCATAATCTATAAAATCTTTTGTCATCTGTTCAACAAGTGATGTTGTTGGCACAATGATAACTGTTTTCTTATTATACCATCTTGCGAGTAGATATATGATTAGAGATTTACCTGATGCAGTAGGAGATAATAGTAATTGTCTGCCATACTTTATCGTAGTCTCTACTGCCTCCATTTGATAATCTCTAGGTTCGAATGGAAGATTATACTCTTTCATAAAGTATTTTTTCAAATCGAATTTGATATCAGTCTTCTCACCGATTACATCTGTTATGCCATCAAACTCATAACCTCTTTCTCTACAGAACTCATCGACATATGGTAATAAACCAATATAGATTCTTTTAGTTTTAAGAGAGAAGAGTCTTACTTTGCCGTCCCAATATCTGTTCTTAACAGAAGGCATAAACTTTGCACCTGGAACTGTAAATGAAAAAAAGTCGTAAAGGTCTCTTGCTAGTCCATCATCACAATCGACTTTCATAAAGACTTCGTTTACTTTAGATACTATTACTTTAGACATAAGTTGGACCGTGATACCAACTAACTAGAGATGTTCTTGTACCTCTAGATACTGGACTCACTTCATGCCAAACAAAAGAAGGAAATACTATAAGAGTTCCTACTGTTTTGGCACTGAATGGTGCTGTTTGAATATATGGGTCTACATCAACACCGTAATGACCTTTTCTGATATTATCAAACATATGTGCTGGTTCTAACCAACGAAAATGACCACCCTCATAATCTTCGGGGTGTGATAGTTGAATTGTTGAACTTAGTTTTCTTATTCCATATCGACTCTGCATTTTACTAGGGCTAGCTGCATCTGTATGCCAGGTATAAAAATCACCTGTAGGTCTATCTGGTTTGTGTTTGTAAATAGTGTATTGATGGTCTTCGATATGATTCCAAGCAAAGTTCCAACCACCTTCAGCAGATGCTGTATTAATACCCAATGTTATTTTATCTTGTATCTCTTTGGGAAATATATGATGTTGCAACCATTTTTGTGAAGATTGTCTGATATCATATGTCATTTCGATATTGTTAGGGTCTTCGTCTTCGTCAGCACCGAAACCTGTTCGACCTTCAATCTCTTCTACTTGATTAGCACAAGCATGTATTTTCATTACTTCTGATTCTGTAAAGTAATTTTCATATATGATACAATAGTTATCTAATATCATTATTGACCTGCCATAAATTTACGCCACTCAATTGTGTTCTTAATTGTCTGATGTCGCCATGTAATGTTATCCATACATCTTTTGATATACTCTACAACTTCTTGTAGATAATCAATCTTCGCTTTGAGTTTTGTAAGGTCTTCATCTGAATTGAAAAATACATCCATGTCGTTTTTCATTATCTTCAAACCATCAAATGGGTCATCTGACCAACCTAACTCTTTGATTCGTGATTCATCCATTTTGCCATTGAACCACAACCACTTATCTTTTCTAAGTAGATTGTATTGCATTTGAGCATTCTTTAATCTAAGAATGTTATCTGTTAGTAAGTCTGAATACTTTGCATGTAATCGAGGAACATCTAAACTAGATTTATCTAATTCTATGTCATCGATTTCGCAATCGTTAGACCACATCGCCTTTATTTCATCCAATGTCATACTATAATTATACTATACTTTGTAGTATTTATGAAGTGGTTTTAATCTCGTAATATGTGAACCTAAACGACACCGTGCAAATTGCTGGTTCAGCATCTGCGCCTGATTCTAAATCTATTCCACTTAATGATATAGGGAATGCATCATGAAATCTAAAGTATCTGTTAGGAATGTTTTTGTTTGTATTAGTGACTAATGTGATGTCACTGTATTGATTCAAATCGTTATCTATACTTGCCACCACATTAGTCTGAGTTGTTGCAGTTTCAGTATATGAACCATATAATTCAGGATTACTGAGAGGTACAATCGAATCCATCCAATTGTATATCTCTATGAAATTCTCTAAATCTTCATCAACTAAGAATGAAACTTCTAGGGTATCAAAGGTTGCTTTGTCACCTGGGAAGAATGCATCTAGACCAACACCTGCCGCTTGTTGAGTTTCACTGAATTGAACACCTGGAACATTGACTGTTCTTACATAGTATTCTACAGTTGGAACTTTATCAATCAACAGACGAAAGTTATTTCTGTTTAGAATAGATTTATTGATATCTGATTTATATGCCATATTACTATTTATGCATTACTTCTCGTTTACAAAGTCATTAAACTGTTTTGCAGTCTCAATAACATCTTGAGCAGTATAAGTTCTCAAAGGTATTTCCTTTTTAGTCTCAGAATGATTATCATTCCATGAATAAATGGTTTGTCTTTCATTCTCGATGTTGTTGATAATAATGCTCTCGGCGAGAGATAGTAAGTCGGCACGAATTTCGTAACCTGATTTTCCTTGATTTGACATAATTTCCTCCTGTGTGTATGTGTGTTTATGTCTGTATCATCATGATACAATTATATTTAGTGCATAAAAAAAGGGGTCTAAAAAGACCCCTTTTAAAAAGTTCTGAACTTTTTTACAGAATGTTGGACACTGCCATTTTTCTGTAGTATTGGTTTGAACCATCAGATGCTAAACCGTTAGCAGGTGTGCTTCCAACAAATGGGTTAGATACCATTCCGTATCTTGTTTTGAAACCTATTTTTGGTTGGAAAGTGTTCTCGCCAACTGCTCTCACCATTTGAAGTGGAACATATGGGCAATAGAACATACCAGCATCATAAGGGTTAGACCCTCTGTAACCAACTGTTAAGTAGTTTGAACCAGCATATGGGTCAATGTATACTTTAACTCTTCCGTTAAGAACACCAGCAAATGTATTACCTGTGTCATCAACATTCAAGTTAGTTGATAGTGCTGGAGCGTAGTCTAATACGCCTGCCATTGAAAGAGCAGATGCAACATCAGAAGAACAAAGGATAAAGTTACCTTTTCCTCTTCTTGTTTCTTTTGCGATTACATTTGATTCTCTTTCGATTTGGAATAACAATCCTTTGAATTTTTCAACAGACCATCTACCATTTGCATCAACATCTAAGTTGAATGTACCAGCAGAAGCAGTTGTAGAAGCACCAGTTTTTGCCTGGTTGTTTACTTCTCTTACAACTTCTCTGTTGATTTCTGCAAGAATTTCTGATGATAGAATGTTTGCTAATTCTGATTCAGCGTCAAGACCGTGGATTGCTTTTAAGTCTTGTGCTAGTTCGAGTGTGTACTCAGCTTTTAATGCTCTGGATACAGCAGTCACAGTTGATTTCTCAATAGTGAATGACATCTCATTGAAATGGTTAGATGCACCATCTCCTAAAGATTCTGCTGATGCTGTGCTCATGCCTGACGATGTTGCGTTCTGATAAGCAGATGACCCTGCAAAAGGGTCGCCTTCTGGATCAGCGTCCGCAGTATTATCGATATCGCCTGAATTCCCTGCTGAGAATCCAGTTCTTGGTTCGTTAATACCTAATGCTTCAGAGTTTGCTTCTCTTCCAGCATTGTTGTCGTCTTGATATCTTGCTTTCATAGCGAAGATAAGTCCTGTAGGACCAGTCATTGGTTGAACACCGCAAATGTCGTAAGCAACGAGATTTGGCATAGCTCTTCTAACTAATGAAATTAGGATTGGATCCCAATTTGAGATAGCAGAACTACCAGTAGCATTTAAAGGTGCTGCTTCGTCAAGTGATACTCTCTCTTCTTGTAGAGCTTTCTCTTGGTTTTCAAGGATAACAGCAGTAACCGCTTTCTTGTAGCCATCTTCGATTTGTGGTAAATCGGAGTGTTCTAGAATAGGCGACCACTTTTCTTGTAAATTTTCTGATAAGAACATTTCTTTCTTCCTTTAAATTTAACCTAATGGTTTTAGTTTACTTAATGCCTGAGAATACTTTGCAATTGAAGGGTCTAGTACAGGGTCTCTATCTTCTGATAATTCACCAATACCTTCTTCTATTACTGTTTCCTCAGATATGATTTCGTCATTTGGGAAGTATGCTTCCTTCAACTCAGAAACTTTCTCAGCGAAATCTTCTGAATCTGAAAAGTCTACTCCTTCAGATAATGAAATCATTTTCTCTTTTTGTGATTCTGATAGGTCTTTACAGGCCTCTCTTATCACATTTTGTCTTTTAAGATTTTCGTTCTCTTCGACTACTTCCATATTTTTAGATACTTCAGCGTCTAGTTTCTCTTCCATCTCGTCAAGACGATTTGCGAGTTCATCAATAACATCATACTTATCTTCTGGAACTTCAACATAATGTTCTACGAACAATGTTTTCAATCCTTCGATGAAGTTATCTGTCATTTCTGACCTCAAACCTCTCTCAATTGCAAGTTCGTTTTCTTTCGTCCACTCTTCTGCACAATACGATAGATACTTGTCAACTGCTTCCGCAAGGTCGCCTTTAACAGTTTCTACTGAGGTTTTTAAATTTTCTGCGAACTCTGATTCGAGTTCTTCTTTGATTTCTGAAACTTTTGATGATACAGCTGCTTTGAAGATGTTTCTTGCTTTCTCTGTATTCTCTTCTGAAAGTTCGAGAGCTTCTGAGATTTTATCTAGGTCGTCTTCTATTTCCATCTCAACTAACTCAGATTCAACTTCTGATGATTCTTTGACTTCTTTCTCGTCATCTTTCTCATCTTCGTCTTCGTCTTCGTCTTCTTTCTCTTCTTCTTCTACAAAGAATTTTGAGTAACCTTCTTCAACTTCGTCTTCATCTTTCTTTTTCATTAATTCAACGATGTTTCTTGCGATTTCTGCTTTAGTCAAGGATTCGTCCAACTCGTCTTCTTCGTCATCCTTTTTCTTGTCAGACATTTCTGAATACATAGCTTGTAGCTTTTCTTTATCCATGTCCTTCATAGCGTTGACCATTGCCTTGATTCGCTTCATCTTTCCAGGTTTCTCTTCTTCTGAGTCTTCTGCCTCTGAAACTTTTTTCAACTTAGGTTGCTTTTCAGGTGAAGATTCACCTTTCTGTTGTGCATCACCAGAAACTTCTTTAGTTCCTTTTTCAGAACTCTTAACAGATGCAACAGCTTTGTCAACAGGATTTTCTTCTGGTTTGACGACTTCACCTTTGCCTGATTCGATTTTCTCGGCGTCAGATGAACCTTGCTTAACAGGTTTCGAGTCACCCTTTTCAGCTTTAGAATCAGGCTGAAGAGCCTCCTCTATCGCTTGTTCTAGGTTTTTTTCTAAATCTGCCATTGTTTTCTCCTGTTTGAGTAATAACTCTTTTATTTATATGTTAGATGTTCTCAACGAACTTCTTCCATAGATTTAGTTTGGTTTCCTCTAGTTTGTTCAACTTGGCACTGCGTAATTCGTTCTGCATTGCTTCCATTTCTCTCGCTTTTAGAATACCATTCTCCATAACCCATTCAACTCCTTCCATAATGCCTTCTACGAATGCTTCAGGAGCGGAGGGGTCTGCAACGATGTCAGCGGCAGTTGCCAACTGAAAATCGTCTTTAACAACTTGAGCACCACCTTTCTGTTCTAGGGAACCTAGACCTCTAGATGATACGCCAAGTTTTGCACCATCATCAAGTAAGTTTCTTACAATTTGACCGTTTGGTGTTGTTAAAATCTTTGCTCTTCCCACAAAATTATCACCGTCTTCTTCTAGTTTGGTAATCATGTGAGATACTTTGTCTAAATTAATTGTTGGACCTTCTGGATGCCCTAGTTCACCGAATGCTCTATCTTTCTCTACAAACTCTTTGCGATATCGGTCAACTTCTTTCTGCATCACTTTCTTGGGATATACACGACCATTTCTATTTTTCAACTCTGCTTGCAAGAAGATACCTTCGATGAAGTAATCTTTACCACCTTTGTCGTTTGATTCAACGATAACAGGTTGTATTGCGTAATCTACAAATTCAGATATTAGTTTCATTTATAACTCCTAGTATTTCTTCTGCTGATATGTTTTCTTCACCCATTTGCATAATTACTTTTTTAATATTCTTCATATCTTTTTGTGCAAGTTTCATGTTCTTGTATGGGTCGCCCATTAGCATTCCATCGATATACACATGAATCTTACCTCTTTTATCTTCCCCAAATCGTATATCTAAAGTTCTTCCGCCGACTTTCTGTACTTCTTTTTTAACCTCAGATTGGTCTTTAGGAAGTTTGAATTTCGCCTCGTTTAACTCAGTCGTTATCTGTGTCCAAGACTTCTTCATGTTTTCCCTGTGCCCAATCTACAGACATTTCAACTCGTTTCATGTCTACTTGTTCGCCTGCCTTTTGTTTGATACCGTCAAAGATTGAATCTCTGGCATCTGTTAATTGACCTGCTTCAATTTGGTCTACTATCTTTTTACTTATGTCGTTCATTAGAACTCTCCTTCATTATCCATATCTTCTTCACCCCCGCCTTCGGCGTCAATCTCACCTTGGATTCTTTCTATATCGTCCTCAGTTTGATGAAGAATGTACTTCTTAACATAATCTTTTGAGAAGTACTGTCCAACATATGATTCTGCCTGTGAGAGAATATCAAGTCTTTCTCTGATAATCTCTTGCTCTTTCAACTCTGTGAAGTGGTTGTCTGTAGCAAAATCATAATGTATAAAATCTTTCATCATATCAAACTCTTCGCCTGATACAATATTTTTAAGAACCATTTGAGTTCTTAATAAATCAGTAAAGACTCTTGCAAACTTCATTTGAAGTCTCTTAGTGAACTTATTAAATTTAAGTTCATCTCTACTGATTTCTGATGCCCTACCCATGTTGAAACCGTTATCTGCTTCAAGTCTAGAAATAGGCACATTTAATGACCTGTAAAGTTTCTTTCTGAAATATTCTATATCTTCTATCTCAGAAAGATTCTGACCACCTGGTAAAGTCGTAATCTCTGTTCCTCGACCACCTTCTCTTCTTGGTAACCAGAAGTCTTCTAGCATCGACATATGGCGTCTATCGTCTTTTATTTCGCCTGTGTCTGCATTATAAACAAGTTTATTTCTATACTTGTTCATAGTATCTGCAAGGTATTGTTCCGCCTTGACTTTCGGAAGGTTACCAACATCAATATAGAAGATTCTTCTTTCTGGTGCTCTTGATATACGATAGATTACAAGAGCATCTTCCATCATTGATAACTGATTTGCAGTCTTCAATGCTTTATGTAGATAACCAATAACTACATTTTTAGTGTAGTCTAACATACCAGAAGTCGTATAACTTATTGCCTCTGGTGCAATTTTAACAGTGTTTCCTTCTGAAGCACTGCCTTTATCAAAACCTTTATCGTTGAAGACATAAAATTCATCAACTTTTTTAATTACTTCAATTTTTGTTTTAGGGTCTTTTTCTTTTTCAACATTTCTGACCTTTTTAATTTTCAAAGGGTCAATGTTTCTAATATCGACCATACCTGCTTGAGGTCTTTTAGAGTCTACAACCTTATGGAAGTATACTCTGCCATCGACATACCATTTTCTGAATAGTTCATGAGAGTTCAGATTGAACTTCATTAAAGATAGGATTGTTTTAAACTCATCATGCATCTTATCTTTGATGCTGTCTGAGAGTTCTACATCTCTTAAATCGAGTGAGACAATTCTATCTTGGGTATCTGAAACTATACATTCATTTACTATATCATCGATAGCAATATCACACTCAGGTACTAGAGATGTCTCACGGTATCTTCTAATGAGTGCAACCTCATTTTTGATACCGCCTTCCATATCAAC